ATTGGCAAAGTGGGCGAGCTTTGTCGCGTGGTCGGTGTCGTTCTTCTCACGCAGGATTGCGCCACCGTCCTCAGTGTCCTCGACCTCGTTGTCAACGTCCTCAAGCTGAATCGTTTCGCCTTCAGACATTTCGTCTTCTAATCTTTCAGTAGCCATTGCTTACCTCACATAAACTGGTTGAGTATTGCGTCCACGCGACTCGGGTCGTACGCTGTGACGCTGCCGCCTTCGGCGTAGTTACGCGGGGCGCTGATGCTGTTGATGATCTCATCGACTTGGTTCGGGTCGTAAGACACTGAGCCACCCTCGGCAAAACCTTTGCGCGTCAAGAACTCAACGGCTAAAGGGTTCATCGCCTTGTACACGTCTTTGTTGGACACCTGCGGTGCGATGTTCCTACCGCTGAGTTGCAATTCACCTCTGCCCAATCCTTGCGCTTTGCGCAGGTCAAGCATCGCCAGCGGCGCTAGGTTCTCAGCGAGATCACCCATAGTGCCACCGGCTTCAAAGTATTGGCGGAACCGAGGGTCATCCATGACCGACTTGAACGTCCCTTTGCTTCCGGCTCGCTGGAGTTCGTACACGGCGCTGTTCAGCGCTCGGCGGTCAAACACCTTGCTCGGATTGTCAGTAGCAAAGAACGAGTAAGACGTCGGGACGCGCTCGGCTAAGTTAGCAGGAGACGCGATAATCGTACGCAACTCCCTGTTCTGTTTTCCTGGGAAGTACTCATTAGCGGCGAACCTGAAGTCTCCCTCGCTCGGTGCGACGTCAAACGCAGCTTGTGCTGCGCGGGGATGCGTGTGAAAATCTACGATAGGTCTGTCGCCCTTGACAGCGCGTAAGATGTCAAGCTGGTTCGGGTTTACAGAGTCCCAGTCCCCAGACATGATCGTGCCTGCGGGTCCTCGGTCACTAGAGCCGACGACGGAATGCTCAATGTCTTTTGAAAAAGCCCTGCCTAACGCTTCCCTGATCGTCTTAGCCTGAGCGGGGGCTTCCCGTGCGACCAGCTTCATCAACGAGGTTATGTTTCCGGCTTGAGCTTCTGCTGGCGCACCGGAGATGACTGCGGCGGCGAGGGTCTTGCCGACCTTGCCAAACGGGAGCAACATAGAAGCCAAGTCAACTGCGTCCTGCGGCATGAGGCTCGCGTTCAGCTTGTCGCCGATGTCAGACTTCTGGCTACGCTTACCGGCGTTGGGATAGATGCCAAACGCGGCTTGCTCATCTGCGTCAACCGAACCACCCTCCTTGTAACCTTGCTTACCCGCGTCAGGGTTGACAAATGCGCGGAACTGGCTCTCACTCATGAAGCGCGGTGCGTCAGGATTGAAGTTCGTGGCGTAGTTGAACTTGTCCATCCGCTCATGCGGCAGGTCGTAATCCAAAACATCCGCAAGCGCTTTCTGCACGCCAGACGGGTTACGCAGATCTACGATATCGTAGTGGTGCAAATCTTTGACCGCACCCCACTCACCAGCGTTTAAAAACTTGAGCACCGACTCGGTAATCTTCTCTTTATACGCAGGGTCGCGCTTTGTGTACTCGCGGGCGCGTTCACTGCTGAAGGCGTTCTCAACCGGCTTCAACTCGGTGATGTCGAGCGGAGTTACACCTCTTTTAGGTAACATGCGCTCGGCTTGCTCATACACGCTGTTGAGAATGTCACGAGCGGCTTTAGGTAGCTCGCTCTCAGCGCCCGCCCCCAGCGTCATCGCTAAGTCTTCCGCATCTCCGAAGCCTCGGTCCGACAGAATCTGCCCCGCGTTGCGGTAGATCTGATCAGCGATGGCGTCTTCTTCGTCAAGCACATCACCTAGCTCTAAACCTTTGTTCTTAGATTTGGTGATCATCGCCTGAGCATGAGGGCGACCCTCAGCGTCAATCAGAGTTGTCAAGCTGTTTTCACCTGAGCCATAACGCTTGGCGAGACCCTCTCCCTGCGTACACCAACCGGCTTGTCGACCGAGCGTTGTGCAGAGCTTCATAGCCGAATCGTCAACAGTCGCGGGAATGTCAATCCACTTCATTCCTGGCTCTTTGACGAATGACAGCTGCGCGTCAGGGATCTCAAGTTTCGGCGTGGCAGTCAGGTTACCCATCATGTCTTCTAGCTCTGCGTCAGATGCCGATTTGGCTCGCCACTTGTTGACTGCGTCAACCTTCTCCACCATCTGTTTAACCGATAGTTTGTCAAGCTGTTGAGGCGTCAAGCGTAACGCGGCGGGCAAGCCTGACTCGGGGTCAAGCATGTTCTGAATCTCATCCGCCATGTGACCGAACCCGAGGTTCTCATTGAGATCCATCGTGTTGTCAATCTTGTAAATCAGCGTCTCTGGGTCGAGCTTCTCAATCCACGGATTACGCTCTGCTCGTTGCACAGCCCCCTTAGCGCCTTCCATGCTGGGTTTTTCCCGCGCCATACGAAACTGCTCTTGATAAGCTCCGGCAGGGCTTGACGTGATCTCCGTGTCCGCGAGGTTCTCCCACAACTCGGCTTTGCGAGTGTTGGCTTCCATATCCTCGGGATAACCCGCGTCGGCGTGCTTTTTAGCGGCGAACCCTTCCTCAGGGTAGCCCGCCTTGCGGCGCATAGTCGCCGTTTCCTCAGGCAACCATGCACCGAGTTCTTCAGCAGCGTTACCAGGAATGTGCGAATAGCCTTCCTCGTGTGCGAGACGGATTGGGTCGTCCGGTGTGCCCATCTCGTTACGGATGTACTTTTCGAGCTTGCTGTCAAGCCACTTGTTGACCGCGCCCCTCTCCTCGCCGACGAGCTTGTTCAAGACGTCAGGTCGGTTTTCCCGCAACCATGGGACAGGGTATTGGTAAACACCTTCGTCAATCATCTTTGACCAAAGGTCTTCACCGGCGGCTTGGTTGATCAGATCTCCGCTGATGACTTCAGGATTGCGCTTTAAAGGGTACACCGACATTTTCACGCTATCTCTTGAACCGAGCGTCGGTGCCCAATTACCACCCTTAGGCTTCACGGCATACGACTTCAGGGGTGAGGTTACGTTCTGAACAATGTCGCGGGCAACGTAAGGCGCGGTCTGCACGAGGTTGGTACCCACGCGCTTAGCAAGGCTGGTGAGGGGCGGGGCGACCAACATCGCCGCTTCTGCCGTATCATCGGGCAGCAGTGGGACGTTAGCCTTGTTGACGTTGGTGATCGGTTGCCCGTAGCTCAAGCGCTCAGCAGTACGAGCGAGCGCCGGTACGCCGAGGAACTCCATCGTGCCCTGCATCTGCTGCGTGCGCTGAGGCGAGTAAGTCTGCTTCAGGAAGTCGGCAATGCGACCGAGCGCGGCGTTCTGCGGCTGTGCGCGCATTGAACCGCCGTCGTAGTAGTTCGTCTTGACAAACCCGCCGTCTGCCCACTTGACCTTGTTAGCCCAATACGCTGGGCTGCTCGGACCCTTAGCGATGTTCTTTGCGTGACGTGACTTGAACGAGGCTCGCTTAGCCTTCATGCGGTCGGACTCGCCCTCCTTGGGCTTACCCGCCGTGCTAGCGCCTTGCTCGCCGAAGCGAATGATCTTCTCCTTACCGTCCACCTTCGTCTTGACGATGTGTGACTTGGTAGGATGATTGGGCGTGCGCCGTGGTTGATTCAACGGCAAGCTGTCCTTGTCAACGCGGTCGGTCATTTCTTCCTCGCTGCTCTCATGTTGTCGACGAGGTTGGGGTAAGGGCGTCCGGCGCTCTTTGCTGCTGCCTTAGCGGATGACTTAGCCGCTGGTGACAGCGTCTTGCTCTCGCCGAGGCTCTTTGGGCGGGCTTTGTCCCATACTGGTTTCTTAGGCTGCATACGGATTTATCCTCGGTTTGTTGGAGATGCGTGGCTCGTCAACATCACGCGCTTGCGGCAACTCAAACCATCCGTCATTCTTGAGGTAGATGATCGCCTGCGTAAAAGTGTCAACATAGTCATCATGCTCCGCTACTGGGAACTTGCCCAATTGTTTGAGGAAAGCCCCCGCCCAGCTCACTGGTTGACCGAGGTTCTTTCCTGATTCTGGTACCCACAACAATCCCAGCTCCAAGGTGGGGGCGGCTTGGTGCGCCCGTGATACCTTATCAGCCTGACCTGGATTATAGCCCACGGCTGGCACTTTCGCCAAGCGCAAGTCCTGCAGCAATGATTGCCCACTCGCCTTCGCTTCCACCAAGATACGGTCAGGGCGCTTCGCTCGGGAGTATGGCGAGTCCTTCGTCATCCCGCCGTATTCAGTCGTCCAGTCTTTCACGGCTCGTGCCCGCAGGTCTGGATAGCTCAGGTGTTCATCCCACGCATCAATCAGCATCGCATTGCGTGCGCCCTTGTGCGTGAAGATCGCCCAGACCGAGCAGGCGGTCGGGTCGCCGGTCGTCTTCTCGGTGAACGCACAGTCGTATGACTGCAGTATGTACTCAAACGGCGGCAAGCCGGACTTGGCTGGCCATAGGTTGAAGTGCTTGACCTTGAGGATACCGCCCTCGCTCGGCGTTGGGTCTTGCTGCAACTGACCCGCCGTTCCGTATGTGCCCAACAACTGCTTCAGCGTCGTGATCTCTTTCTCGCCGAACCGCTCGGGGCAGATCAGCTCGCCCTTCTTCTTGCGGGGGTCGTACGGTCCGAGTACGGTCTTGCGCTGCTTGCCGTCCCACTCAGCCGGAATGCAGATATGCTCCCAACCCTTGATGTCCTCAAGGATGTGCCCGCTGATGTCGCGCTCGTGCAGTCGCTGCATGACGGTCACCATCGCATCGGTCTTCGGGTTGTTCAGTCGCGTTGACCATACCATGTCAAACCACTCAAGGTCTGACTCCCGCATGACCTCCGACTGTGCGGCTTGAGCGCCGTGCGGGTCGTCAAGTATCAACCGCGAGCCGCCCTCACCGGTCGCCGTACCACCGACTGAGGTCGCGAGCCGGTAGCCGGTCTTGTCGTTCTCAAAGCGCTGCTTGGCGTTCTGGTCTCCGGCGAATGCGAACATATGC